TTCTCCTTATATGGCAGCTTCGTTGTTGAGGATCGCGTCCACGGTGCGGATCGGGATACCGCGGAAGGTGGTGATAGGTTTGCCGTCGAACTCTTCAATGCGCAAAAGCACATTGGTCTTGTTCATGGCCTGGAGATCAAGGTAGGTTCTGATGACACGATTGCAGTAAAGGACTGTTCGTCCCATATTTGCGCGCACTTCAGGAGTGTCTGAAGTCTGGATCGTACCAGCGGATACAGGTTGTGTGGGTAGTCGATAGATGCCTCGTACGATAAGGTTGATGAGGTTAGCCGCGCTGACACCCGTAAGTTGGGTGACGTCAATGTTAGCGACACGGACGACATATCGCCAGTCTCGGAGAGTATAGCCGATTTCCCATTTGAAGTGGTCACGATACACCTGATATTTGTTCCCGTTCGGATCAAGCGTCGGCCATTCACCCATATCACGGTGTTGAAGGCCGGTGATCTTGCCTTTCGGGAAGATGCCGTGGGCAGTATCCTCGCCCCAGACGTGAATCCAGATCGAGGTGTTGGTGGAAGCAGTACCACCGCCGGAGAGGACGTTGTTGGCGGTTTGGGAATTGGCGACGGTGGAGGTGGAGTAGCGGGGAGCTAAGCCGGTGAACCGTTCAGGGTTGATGAACTGGTTGCCGTAGACCAGGGTCGCCGCGACTTGCTGAGACATGCCTTCGAGGAAGGCTTTGACCTCAGAAAGCCGGAACTCTTGAGTGTTGCCGTTCAGATCGGCGACATCTTTGTCAACGTCCGCGTAGGTTTCCAGATTACCAACGGTATCAGTGATCTGGGCAGTGGTTGATTTCGCGTTCGGGACGCCTTGGTTGAGCAAGCGCCAGGTTGCCTGGGGCAAGCCGGTCCGGACGGTGGTTTTATGACCGGTTGGGAGGTTGCCCTCCACAACCATCATGTCTTCCAATATCTCATTCGTTTGCGAGAGCAACTCGATGATCCGGGCGACTTTATAGCCATCATCGAGCCTTCTGGCCCAGTCTGCGTACGTTAGGGCTTGGTTGCCGATCGTAGCCACTAGTTGGCTCCTCTGGTTGGGTTAACCATCAGCCGCCTTGGCGTGATGGTAATGTAGGCCACATGGCACCACCCAAAGACGGAGGAGCCGTACCAGGCGCGGATTGACCGGCCTTTGACGGACCATTGCCTGAGACGTGCGTACCTTCGGTTCTTCCCTTAGCTAACTCGTTGATAACGCGGATGAAGGCGGGGTGGTTGCCTGCACCGGTTAGGTCCATTAGCCCTTTGAAGTCCGAGGCCAGTTTCGGGTCGTTTAGGCCGTCGAGGGCCTTTGCGATCCGGACGTTGATTTCCTGACCATGGCCGAGCTTGCCTTTCAGGTCGGGGTGGGATTCTGCGTCCTTACGCCAGCCATCGGTCATTTCTTGATAGGCTTTGTAAGGAGCTTGGAATGATTCGGTGGTTTGCTTGATATAGAAGTCAACGGCCTTTTGGGCGCTGGCTTGGTCAAGTCCGAGTTCTTTGAATAAGGTATCGGCGCTGGTTTTGACAGCCGGGTCGAGAGTGTAGCCTTCGGGGACTTTGTAGTCTTCGTACTTCTCCGGAGCGCCGGGCTTTTCTTCGGTCTTCGGCGGTTCTTTTTGCCCTTCAGTTAGGAGGGTCTTGCCATCAGCCGCTGGATCAGCTACCGGCTTCGTCTCCGGAGTAATCTCCTGGTTCGTATTCGGAAGGGACGTGCCCTGATCCACTATCGCTCCCGTTTCCGTTCGGGCTGGCTGGTTGGGATTCGGGGTTGTCTGTTCGTCGGCCATCTGATTGGTTCCTATCGCTGGCTTCGCGCATCATCTGGACGTATTGGTCCGGCGCGCATTGCATTATGTCATTCAGGTCTTGGAGTCCGATATTTCTTTCTCCCTCCGCAAAAGCTGTAGAAAGCGCCGATTGGCTGAAGGAAGAGGAGAAGACGTGGCATCGGACCAATCGATCATACATGTAGGATCGACCAGCGGGGGTTGACATAAAGTTGAGGATGACAGATTGGCGTTCGGCATCAGCAATCTTCGCGGCCTTCGCCGCCTTACGGATAGATTTTGTATCGGAGGCATTATAGTCGCTCATTACCAAGTCGCTGGAGCTAAGGAGAAGGCAACGGAGAGAAGAGCCGCGCCCTCGACGCTGAAGAGGGTGTGAGTAAGGACGAGGAGGACAATCGCAGCGACGATGAAGAACCAAGCGCCGATGAATTTGATTATGGTTATTGGGTTCATGGAGCGGCTCCGGTTAGTTTGGTCATTAGGGACCCTTCACCAGGGTTGGCTTCGGAGAGGGTCTTAGCGCCACCGGCGAGCTTTTGAGCAGTGTCGGCCTGTTGGGCTAGGGCAGCTTGCTTGGCTTGGTCGGCACGCTGGGCCCGGATAGCAGCCAGCTGTGTAGGAGAACGAATAAGTTTAGGATCATTATTATAGAGATAGCTAACTTTGTCCAGCCCATAATCAATATCAACATTATCAGCGGCAGCAGGATCAATGCCAGCAAGGGCGCCCACCAGATTGAATAACCGCTCGATTCCTGAAGCTTGGTTTGCATTTTGCGCTAGCTCGATCATGGAGGTGAATTCGACGTTTATGTTCCGGCCTTGGACTTCAGCCGGAGCCGGCGGCAGAATACCGGCCCGGGATGCAATTCCAAATACACGATCATGTATCTTAGCGAAACCTTCGTGGTTAAGTCTCTCAAGCACTGGTCCGAGCATAAGCATGGCTTCGGCGCGCCGTGCGTCGATTTCGGTCGCAGTGACGTTAGAGCGCGTTTCAAATTGAGAGATAACTTTGAAAAGATCATTGTAGAAGGTTTCGCCGATCCGGGATTGGACTTGGGCGATCTGCTCCATCATTTCTTTGACTTGAGGATTGACGGTGTAGACTGGAGCGAAGCCGGTTTTCCCTTGCGAGATCATCCCGGAGACGTAGGTGACGCCACCTGGGAGGAGAGAGGCGGGTTGGTTCTTGAGCTGCACATCCGCGATCATCGGAGGGTTGACCATTTTGTCAATGCCCTGAGAGAGGCGGCGGGTTTCTAGTTGCAACTGCTTGATATCGGGAAGAGCATCCATCCCCGGCGATCTGCCGTAAGCATCATTTGAGACGAGGTCCCATCGGCAAATAACTGCGGGAGATTCATGAAAACCTCTCTTGCGGAGCAGGCCGGGAGAGTAGGATGATCCACCCTGAGGAGCAGCAGACCCTCCCCATTCCCAGTAACATTCCCGGTAAGGAAAGGAGGAGGGGATGCCATATTCTCTCCCATCATTATTTGGTTCTATGAGGTGAGCTACAACCTGCTCGCGGGTTAGGGAAGTGCCGCCTTGGGCCCACAGACTAGCGCTCGAAGGTGATAGATTCTCCACTCCGAATTCGTCTGCCTCTTGCGCAATAGTATACGTAAACTCGCGAGCGAGGACACTAGGAGCAAGTGCTCCATTGGAATCGACGTAGAATTCGCCCCAGCAAGGGTTGATGCAGTTGATGACGTTATTGTAGTCCTCGTAGATTAGCATAACGGCCGTGCCGAAGACGACGAGATCGAAGTAGAAGATGGCGAGGGAGTCGTAGAAATTGGATTCAGCAAGGATAAGGGAAATTAACCGTTCAACTTCGGCCAGCCATAAAGAGATAGGTGAAGTCTGGGTACTGTCGGTACGGTTTATCTTGTATCGGAACCAGCGCTTTGTAGGGTCGGAACATCCCATCATCATACCAGCAGCCAAATTGCGGGCTGCCATAGTTCCGGTTGAATCCAAAATGTGCTGGTTGATCGGGGAACCTCGAGCCATCTGATTCGGGGTTATCAACCATTTATATCTCCTCGGGAGAATGTAGTCGGCTAATTCGCGCGCATGGACCCACCAGGAATAGCGGTTGACACGCAGGCCGATCATGCGGGATTCGGCGGCCTTCCTGAAAGCAACACTTGGGGAGTTTTGGGTTGGTTCGCGACGGTTGACAGCGCGAGCGACTAGGCCGCGAGTACGGGCGTCGAGGTTTGGGAAGGTGGAGGCAACGCCGCCTGCGCCGGATTGTTCGGGCATTAGGCGGCCTCGGGAGGCGGGGTAGGTTCGGGCTTGGGCTTTGCGAACTTTCCTTGCTTATGCATTTCGGCCAGGGCCATTAGCAGGTTCGCCTCAGAAGGCATTGGCTGCTGAGGCTGGGCTTGCATCGGGCCTTTGGCGAAGGGGACGATCATTACTGGCCCAATAGTGTCTTCTGGCTGGTCTGGCCAGACTGAGCTTGTAGAGCACCCCCCAAGAACGTTGGTTGGCTACTCTTAGCCTGCGGCTTCTGGCCTTGCGTGTTCTGACCGAAGACAGGAGGGGTTGCTGGGGAAGCTGGGACGACTGGAGCGGCTGGGGTGGGCATGGAGAAGGTCAAAGGGATAGCTCCTTCTCCATCGCGCGGACTGGATCATATTCGTGCTCAACCATCGGCTTCCGGATGTGTTCGCCCCCGGCCATATCATGCGGGGCTAGGGCATGAGCAAAAGTAAGC